GTGAAATCTCAACTCTCGGCACCGTCGAAGCCCCTTCGGCACCGTCCTACCGTTCGGCTGGACACTTCCTTCAGGCACTCGCTGCCAACGAGGAGAACGCAGTCCGCGCTTACACTGGCGCAACGACGGCTGACTCAATCACGACCCCCATCGACGTTGACCTCATCCGTCTCGTCGACGCAGCCAACCCTCTCGGTTCGGTGTTCGGTCGCGGAGTTACTCCCCCCACCGGCATGACGATTACGTTCGCTGTTGTCGACGGCATCACTGACGGTACGGCCACACAGGCTGCCGAAGGTGACGACCTCGGTTACTACCAGCTCAACCTGGACACGTTCACCGAGAACATCATCACGGTCGGAAACTACTCCGAACTGTCGCGTCAGGTTATCGACCGTTCCTCGGTTGACTACTTGAACTCGGTTCTCCGTGGTCAGGCAATCGGACTCGGCAAGGCTCTCGCCACCCAGCTCCGCACCAAGTACCAGGCAGTCTGTGCAGCACAGGTCATCGCAACCAACAAGGTCACCCTTGCAGCTGGAACCTACGATGGCTGGGTTGGCGCACTTGCTGACGCTTCGGCAACCTACTTCACTCCTAACGGTGTGCAGATTGATGCCCTCGTCGTTGACAAGGCCACGTTCAAGGACTTGCTGGCTCTTGACGGAACCCCGGTCATCTCGTTCGCTGGTGAAGCCCTCGGCTTCGCAGGTTCGGCTAACGTTTCCGGTCTCCGTGGATCCATCGCCGGTATCCCCATCGTCGTTGACGCTGGACTCGACTCGGTGAACAAGGACGAGTGCGCATTCGTTTCGTCGCTCGCTCTCCGTCAGTACACCTCGGGAGCACTTCGTCTCTCGCAGGAAAACGCCGTCAACCTGTCGGAAGCGTTCTCGCTCTCGACCTACACGGCAACCGCTGGCGAGTACCCTGCGTTCATCATCCCCATCGACCAGACCCCGTAACAACCTCTAGGAGCCTGGCGTGGCAATGACATGGAACAACCTCAAAGCGTATGTGAACTCAGCATCCGCCGATGACACCTTCGTAGAACAATGCTGGGATGAAGCGACAACGCTCGTCAACGCATACATCCGCGATCGTGATGTTCCGAACGATGTCTTTGACCGCGCCAGACTCGAGGTTGGTCAGGAACTGTTCAACCGGAGGTCTGCACCGAACGGCATCGCACAGTTTGCGACGTTCGACGGTACACAGACGCAACGTGTCGCGCGTGACCCTATGGTCGGTGCGTACCCACTGCTGAACCCAATCATCAACGGATATTCGTTCGCATGATTTCCGAAGCACGAGCCGCACTCCTCGCTGTACTTGAGACAGCAGGGGTGCGTGCTTATGCGGAGATTCCCGACCGGGCAGTCCCACCGATGGCCGTAATGGTCCCCTCGGGTGACTGGATCGTCAGCGGCGAAGTGTTCGGCGAATTCGTCATCTCATTTGATGTCGAGATTATCGCGGCAACCGGTACGAACATTGTCATCTCTCAAGCACTTGATGAGACGGTGGAAACCGTTCTCACCGCAATCTACAATGCTCCTGGCATGTACGCCGCGGAAGTAGGTCAGCCGACATCGGTTGAAATACCTACGGGCGTTTATCTGGGTGCGACCATCACGGTCAAACAAAACACACAACTGTAAAGGAAATAAATCATGGTCAATCGTGTAAAAGCGAACTCCATCACTATCACGGTCGACGGTGACGATTACACCGCTGACTTGTCAAGCATCATGCTCCAGTCAGAGGAAGCATCGTCCGATGTAACCACGTTTGCTGATGCCGCTGTTGGTGGCTCGAGCGACTGGTACATCGAAATGTCGGGTATCACATCTACCGACGTCGGGTCATTCTTTGTTGTTTGCTGGAACAACCCGGGTGACGAAGTACCTTTCGTGCTCACCAGCTCCTCACCTACCGCTTCAGACTTCACTGGTACTTTGCGCATCCCTGCACAAGGCCGTTTGCCGTTCGGTGGAGACGCATCCGCCGATGGCACGTTCTCGTGGTCTGGTGTGCGTTTCGAGGTTGTGGGCGCTCCCGTCCTCGCCGTCGTCTAACATGGCCGACAGTGTCTACGGTGTGCGCGTTGCCACGAGCAAAAGTGGTAGCGCGTACATCGCTGGACTCTACGGCAAAGACGGTGTCGCACGAAAACTGAAAGAGATGGGACTCGAGCGAAACGAGTTCCAAAAGTGGGTCAAGCAAGCAGCTCTTATTGTTGCTCAACGCGCCACTCACCTTGCACCCAGGCAGTCCGGAAGACTTGCGCTATCTATTCGTGGTTACGCAGGTAAAAAGATTACCCCTAACAATGCGCCTGCACGTTACTTGTTCGGTGGAATTGTTATCGCACAGCCCAAACAGCGTGGCGCAACTGATTCATATGGTAAATCCGTTTCGTTTGGACGATATTACCCTGCGACCGGTGTCCGAACAAAAAGCAACCCATACATTCGCACCGCGCGCGACCAGACTCGTAGCGCAGTAGCCAGAATGTGGAACAAAGAGATTGGCCGTTGGATTGAAAAGAACGGCTTCGACGCAACAGGATTCGGGGGAGCATAATGGCTCGCGGAAATATGATTGTCACCTTGGTGGCGCAAACCAAGAACTTCTCAAACAACCTACAAAAGGCTGGCAAGTCAGCCCTCACCTTCGGTTCCGTACTCAAGACCGGCATGAGCCTGGCGTTTGGTGCAATCACCGCACTCGCTGGGGCGTTGTTTGCGTTCCTGCCGAACTTTATCAAGATGGGCGAGGAAGCCCGAAAGTCCGAACTCCGACTTGAGAACATCGCCAAACAGATGGGCTTATTCGGGGACAACACAAAGAACGTCACCGAACGACTTTCCGACTACGCCGAAGCAATCTCATTCGCCACCGGTGTCGATGACGAGCTGGTGCGATCCGCCGAAGCCATCCTGCTCACCTTCAAAGAATTAGCGAAAACAGCCGACACAACCGGTGGAGCATTCGACCGGGCAACAATCGCTGCAATCGACCTAGCCGCCGCAGGATTCGGTGATGCAGAGAGTAACGCCAAACAACTCGGTAAGGCGCTCCAAGACCCCATCAAAGGCCTTACAGCACTACGCAAGGCTGGTGTCACCTTCACCGATGCCGAGAAAAAGAAAATCAAGGCTCTGGTCGAGTCTGGCAAGTTGCTCAAAGCACAAGAACTCATTCTCGGTGCAATCGAAACGCAGGTCGGCGGAACCGCAGCTGCGACCGCATCCGCGACAGACAAGATGAACGCTCGCTTTGAAAACGTTGTGGAAACAATGTCGCTTGCTCTGTTGCCAGCAGTTGATGATATTGCGAACAAGATGGCTGCCTGGCTGGACTCCGTCGAAGGCAAGAAAGCAATCAAAGACCTCACCAAGCAACTTGAGGACTTTGGTAAATGGATTGCATCACCTGAAGGTGCGCAGGCCGTCAAGGACTTTGCAGCGACTATGGCGTTCTTGGCGCAGTCGGCCGTCAACGTCGGAAAAGGTCTGAAAGAGGTTTACAGCGCACTCAAAGCCATCGGTGACTGGTTTAGTACACCGGGCGGTAAAGCGTGGATCAAGAACTTTAGCGGTGGTTCTAGCCCGAACTTTGATGTGCCAATTCCTGTTGGTCCCAGGCCGACACCGCAAGGGCGCAGCGGCTCAACATCAAAGTCTCCGGTGACTGTCAACGTGACGGGCATAACTCCTACCGCAACTGTTGGCCGTACCGTTATGAAGGCTGTTCAGGATGCTCAACGTCTGGGTGCGCGTTGACTTATTCGACTGTTCCGTACGACTATCTGCGTATTCGTGTGCAGAATAAGTCGACTTTGGTGTGGACGGAGATTCTGTCGGCTGGTAATGAGGTGCAGATTCAGCGCGGCGGAACTGTCGGTGTGCTCGGACTTGACTCGGTGAACGTCGGACTGGCAACGATTGTGCTGTATAACTCACTCGATCCGGCCGTTGTGGCAACTCTGTCACCGCGCATGCCGGTTCAGGTGTACTCAACTCAGTTCGCAACACCCGATGAAGGGTCGGTGTATCTGGGAACTATTGCCGACATCAATTCTGCATACGTTCTGAATACGACCACATTCGCTATCGACACTTACGTGAGCATCACCGCTGTGGACGCAATCCAAGCGCACTCGAACATTACTGTGCCGGGTGTGACAACGACTGCCGGTTATGAGCGTTGGGAAGAACGGATCGCCACGCTGGAACCGTACGCCATCACAGATATCAACGTGCCAGATATCAATCAAAACACTGTCGTGGATAACTTCTAGGGGAAACAATGACTTTACTGAGCTTTGCTGGTGGTGCAACACCTGATATCACTTTGTCGTGGAGTGCCAATTCAAAGGTGTATTCGACTAGTGCTGCGAATGGTGTGCCGTTGCCAACTACTGGCCGTGTCGACTCACTCGGCAATAAACCCATTCTTGTGTCGAGTGTGCAGGTGTACTGGGCTGGCCGTGGTGGTTCTCGACAGCTTCGTATCGGTATCGGTTCGCAATACACCAGCTTCTATACGATTGCTTCGGACAGTTCGGCTAACGCATCAGGGTATAAAACGCTGAACGGTATTTATCTGAATGGTGGCAATCAAGTTGTCACCATTGATGAGAACGGTTCGTCAGGCTTCTACTTTGGTCGTGACAATGGGGCAACGGGTACGACGGACCCTGCTGGTGGTACGTGGGGAAAACTTTCGGGACGAGTCGATTACTTTCAGGTTCCGAACTCGCCAACAGCGTTGAGCGTTGCGCAGGCTGCACTGGAAAATGCTGTGGATGTTGCATGGACGGCACCGTCAGACAATGGTGGAAGCGCCGTCACCAGCTACCACATCATCTGGTCATACAATGCCGACTTCACCGGATCCACAACAATCAGTACCGGTTCAACAGCAACAACCTACAAAATTACTGGGCTTAGTTACGGGTCAACCGTTTATGTCAAGATTGGTGCGGTCAATGCGACAGCTGCGGCCGCAGGATCGACATCGGTGCTGTCCTCGAGCGCTTCAGGATATATCACACCACCAGACCTGCCGTTAGATGGGTGGGCAAACTTCGGGTCGCACGGGCATTCGACGTTTGAGATTGTGCATACTTCGATACCGGCCTTGATTCCTGAGACTGGTATTCAGCGGAAAGCAACATCGACCAGTGCCACAGGTAACTATCCAATCGGCAATTATGGTATTGAGAAGACCTATACCAACTTGACTGCTGGTCGTCAGTACATCATCAGTGGTAAAGCAATTCTGATGACGGCTGCTGTGCCGGGCAACATTTACCGTTTCGCTGTGAACGGTATTGGTAACGGTTCTTCGGTCACTCTTTCGAGCACGACTGTGGGTTCGACCATTCCGTCCTACACGTTTACAGCTTCTAGTTCGACACATACGGTACAGATTGAACTTGCGGAATCTGTGAGCGCCATTGTGGGCATTATGGAGCATGTTGCGTTCTATGATTACAATCTCACCAGAGTCGCTACAGACCTCGCCTACCGCGTTCAGGACAATCTTTACACTGGCACACTGGTTGACCACTTTGACCTCGCCACACAGTCTGTAGGGGCTTACTGGTGGGTAGACAAGAAGAACGTCACACAGTTCGCACAAGACTTTGACTATGCGCTGCCAATCTGTGCATTCTCTGACGTGGTGGCCGACGGAAACATCTACTACAACGACATTGCTACCTCGTATGACACGGCAAACATCATCAACCAGATAACGCTTGACAATATTGGGTCGCGGCGGACGACTGCAGGCTCCGACAGGTTCGAGGAGTATTCGGTTGAGTGGGTAGATTCTGATACCACATCAAGGACAAACTGGGGTGCAAGACAGGTTGACTTGACCACAAACTTGTGGACTGAGGTCAACGGTTACAACTGGGTTCCAAACCCCTCATGTTCCGTTTCAACCTTTGGCTTACAAAGAGGTAACTCAAACCTGGAAATTGACCGAGCAGATATTGCGTCAAACTCAACCGGCGCAACTGGCTTCCTATCCACTGGGACAACACAGCCAGTTTCAGGTGTTGGCGGTTATGTCACTCGCGGAAGGGTAACAGCCCAAAACCCCACAACTCAATTCCTACATGGTGGAGAGTTTATCAGTTCTAGTATTTTAAGTTTCCAAATTACACCGTCAACTCAATACACGGCAAGCACATACTTACGCGCAGGTGTTGGTCACGCCACATCACTAACAGGACGTGCAGATATTCGCTGGTACACAGATACTGGTGCAACTATCTCCACATCATTGGGAACTAGTGCCACAATTACGGCAACTGGTTGGACTCGCAGAACAGTAACTGCAACAGCACCAGCAAACGCCGCATACGGCACTGTGTTTTCCACTTTCCTTTATGGTGGTGCAAACAACACAGGATTCCGCTACTACGCGACAGCACAACAAATGGAGACGGCAGCCACCGCATCAACATGGTTCAGTGGTGACACAACCGATGATCTAACATACGTATACGAATGGGAAGGCATTACAGGGCAGTCACGCTCCATCCGATACAACAACGTCATGGACACTCGCACAGCCGAACTCCTGACCGACTTCGCCAACCCAGCCATCACAGTCCAATCCCTCAGATGGAACACAGCACAAAACCCCATCGTCGCAACAAACCTCGACATCGGTTCCCTTGCAACCGTCACATTCAAGGGAACAACGGCCACCTATCGGGTAGTCGGTATCAACCACGACATCACACCAGAGCGCTGGATGATGGATCTACAAGTAGCAAAGGTAACCTAATGAAAACAACACTCAAACGCTTCATGCGCATCGCCGCATTCTCACTTGGTGCGGCAATTACCGGACTAGGAGCAGGTTCCGTAGTTGGCATGGACATTGTGCAATCAGCACTGTTCGGTGCACTGCTTGGAGTCCTCGGCATCATCGCAGCCATCTCATTCATCTTTGCAGGCAAAGGTGGAGTCAACGATGCAGACTTTGACGCAACCATCAACTCCGCAATCGAAACAGTTCGGTCCAAGGAAAAGTAATGGCCAACCACGAAATCACACTCAAAGACGTTTACGACATTGTCCTTGAGCTGAAGCAGACCAACGCACGCGAACGACTTGACGACCATGAAGTGCGCATCCGCTCACTCGAACGTCAACTGGTCTGGTGGTCTGGTGCTGCGGCCGGTATCGGTGCCATCATCGGCTCCGTCCTATCCCTGTTTATGAAAGGCTAATCATGGCAGTCCATCACATCAACCTTCACCCTCAACTGTCCGAATGGACTACGGGTGGCACAAGTGTCGGTGCTAACGGCACAATCACCGCAACCCTCATGGAAGCCGGTATGCCGAAATGGCATCTCAACAACCAGTTCGTGCGCTCACCCAACACCATCACCCAGGATGTTGTGGCCGGGGCACTTGACGTTGACCACCAGTTCGACCTCCACGCAACGACCGGTCTGGAGTACTGGAAGTTCACCATCACACTCGGCAGCATCTACCGCACGTTCTACTTCACCTGGGATGACGTGGCACACACCGACTTCCAAGACCTTGACTTCATCAATCCCCGAACCTACGCAGGAGCATAAAATGTGGCTACGCCCAACCAAAACGAAAAAGATATCCAACACGTTCGCGCAACACTTGAAGCGTCATTCAAAAGACCCGGGTGTTGACTACCCCGTCAAAGTTGGCACACCAGTCACAGCGGTCAATGACGGAAAAGTTATTAAAGTAATCAACAGCATCACCGGTGCTGGTGGACGAACCGTTCTTGTCAAGCACGGAGCGTACAAAGCCGACTATCTTCACCTATCCAAAATTAGTTGCAAGGCTGGCCAGATTGTCAAAGCTGGTGACTTGCTTGGACTGTCCGGTGGATCAGGACTCGGTTCCGAAAAGGGTTATGGCCCTCACCTGCACTTTGCAATTCGTCGACGTGGAGCGTTTCTTCGCGCCACAGGAAACTTTGACTATGAAAAGTTCATGGTTGCGGAGAATGCAAAGTTGATTCCAGTTCCACCCGTCGAACCCCCGACGAGTGCCGTCTAGTAGAGCATTGCTCCTAGACCGACCGCCACCGATGTCCCCTTCCCGTCGGTGGCGGTCTTCATTTACCGTTACCAAACCGTTATAAACTTTTGCACAGATGTGCACAATGCCGTGCTACGTTATTCATATCCAGAGGGAAACCTCACCTAGCACAAGGGGAAACACAATGAACAAGCACATCATCATTCCAGCACCAACCGATTGTTTCGAGCTGACAATCTTCACAGAAGAAGAATGCTGGAACATGGCAGCCGACGGACTCGTCACCTACGACGAAGCAGACCACATGGTCGGCGGTATCTCGCTCCACACCGCCCGTCAGTACCTCTCCAACTACATCTGCCCCTGCGACGTCTGCAACTAATGACTCGCTACACACTCAACAGCCGCGGCCGGGCGATATTCATTTATCTCCCGGCTTCGGCCTTCATCATCGCCGCCACCACCACAAACATCCTCGACCTCATCGTCACATGGCTATTCGGGTAGAGAACCATCCACCTGTCTGGGTAGTCGAAGCCGAACACGATCTAATCATTCGAGAGATGTTCATGGCATCCATTCGGGACCAGCTGAACTTTCAGCGTGAACTTGCCTACAACTTGATAAGATGTCCGTCCTTCATGGCATCATTACCTTATGGAACTAATTTACGCGAGAAGTATTCACGAAGGTGAGCAGCTGCCGAATGGTGACTACATCATTCTGCACGAAACAATGACGGCACACATGACGTGCCTGAACAAAGCCCGATGGGGCTACACCACGGTTGTTGGGGACGAACCGGGCGAGACTTGTGACATCTGCAACAAGTGACCGCTTCGTAGCACTGTCAGGCACCGACGCATGGTTCGAAGCACGCCGTAACGGCATATCCGCCACAGCCGTCGCACGCGCCGCCACACCAGCAGGATTCGACGCTGAAGTGCGCAACATGCTCGACCCGGTCGACATCGGTGACAATGACTACATGCGATTCGGTCGGATGTGGGAGTCATGGATTGTGGAGAACCTGCCAGCCGAATACGGTATCAAGCACAACAACTGGCTCATTCATGCTGACGGCCACAAGTGGCAATTAGCCACACCTGACGGACTCAACGATGACTGGTCACTCATAGCCGAAGTGAAAACGACCGGCAAAGACTGGGGAGCCAACGCCATCCCGATCCAGTACCGTCGACAAGTCCAGTGGCAAATGTACGTCACCGGTGCGACCGCATGCGTATTCGCATGGTTGCTGCGCATCGAAACTGCTGACGGCTTCGCTCCGGGCTGGTTCGAACCTAAAACCATCATCATCAAGCGTGATGACCGAATGATTGCCGACCTGATTCAGGTGGCGGAAAGACTCCAGATGGAGATGGTTCACCACGACCGGTGGACACAAGAGAAGGAGATAGAGAATGGCACGCTTCAACCTTGACGATTACGAAACGGTAGAGTCCCGACTCAAACGATTCTGGGCAAAATTTCCTGATGGGGCAATTCACACAGACCCAATCACAACCGAAGGCGACCGAGAACGCAAACAATGGGTAGTCATGGCCTACGTCTACAAACACGTTGACGATGCGAGAGCATCCGCAACCGGCATGGCATTCGAAACAGACGGTGGCACAGGACCACAGTCCACCAGCGCATTGGAGGTATGCGAGACGTCAGCCATCGGCCGCGCATTGGGCAACTTCATATTCTCCGGCAACAAACGACCAAGCCGTGAGGAAATGGACAAAGTCAACCGGGGAAACGTCACACCATTCTCCCGAGGACTCGGCACACCAATCGACCCAGCCAGCGCCACCACACTCGACGAACTCAACACGCTCTGGTCAAAAGCCGTCGACGAAGGACGAACCGACGAACTGCAAGCCGCGTTCACAAAACGTAAAACTGAACTCGCATGATTCACGGCATCTGGATCAGTGGCAAACCCGTCCCGAAAGGTCGGCCACGATTCGCACGCAACGGTGGAGTCTACACACCAAAGACCACAGCCGACTATGAGAAGCGCATCGCGCAAGCGTGGCGTGACAAGTACGGTGACAAGCAGGTCGAACCGCGCAACCTTGCCATCCACGTCGATGTCTACCTCAAGCGTTACAGCACCACCGATGTGGACAACCTGCTTAAGATTGCCATGGACGGACTTCAGGGTGTGGCGTTCGAGAACGACAGCTGCATCAAAGTTGCCAAAGTAGTCAAGATACAGGTCGACCCACCCGGCACCGACGAAGGCATGCGCATCGCTTTATTCGAGTTTGGTGATAACATCATCAACGGCTAGCACCGCAGGAAAATCTTGTCCCCTCGGTGAGTGCTAGCACCGGGGGGACACTTCATTAGGGGATTCATGTCATTCAAGATAACTCGCGCCGCAATCCACAACAAGAACGTCTACGGCCTACACAAGCTGGTCCTCATCATCCTTGCCGACCACGAAGGCAACGACTACGGCTCATGGCCCTCACTCGCACGCATCGCAGACATGGCTGGGGTATCCGTCCGGCACGCTCAACGCATCCTGCGCGACCTCGAGGAAGCAGGCGAAGTGCGCACCGATCGTCAGGCCGGGCATCGCGGAACGAACCGATATTACGTCGTAAATGCGTCATTCAATAGGGGTGACGTGTATGTCAGGGGGGGTGACACCCAGGTCAGGGGGGGTGACACCCAGGTCACCCAAGGGGTGACACCCAGGTCACCCGAACATATAAAGAAAGCCCCGACCGCCGGGGCGGAGCCCGACGGCGGATCGGGGGCAATTATAGATAACTCAATCGACACGACTCAGGGCTTCGCCCAGTCGGCCGATAATTCCGAAACAGAAAACAACGACACGCCGAAATATGTTCCGCCACGGTGCTTGCACAATCCGTCAAAGTCTGCGCTAAAGTGTGAGCAGTGTTCCATCCAATACCGAGAAGGGAAACTCGAATGAGACTAGACACTAACATCAAGACCCGGGGCGGGTTCTACCACATCCTGTCCCAGCTCACCATCAAAGGCATCATCGACGTAAACGCGCAAGACCACTTCAAACGCGAATACAACTACGGCCGCATCAACGGCTTCCGCCACCTAGCCGAATATCTCCGAGCCTGCGAGATAATCGGTGACCACAACTACAACCAGATCGTAAACTACGGTCGGAAATTCGGAGAAAACTAATGCCTGTACTCACACCAGACGAAGCACTCAACAAAGCACGCTGCCTAGGCATCGTCGAAGGAAAAGTCACCCGGTTCATCGAATCCAAAGACAACGGCAAACGCTGGGGATTCGAACTAGCCGAAACAATCAAAGCCCAAACAGGCGCATCATGGGAACGCAACTGGACAGTCTGGTCCGACTCCACAGCCATCAACCTCGACGATCACATCATCGTCACCGGTGACGTCTCATTCAAGTACGAGGAATATGCCGGCCAAGACGGCAACCAGCGTGGCAAGGTGTCACCCAACATCAACAACCCCCACATCAAGCCAGCATTCGCCAAGCCAGCAACCGAGGAGATGCCGTTCTAATGGACACATCAGCCGAAGCATTCATCGACCAACAACTCGCATTCAACAACGACATCGTCCGATCATCAACCGGCATGGTCAAAGGACTCACACTCCAAGCCGACATGAACAAAGCACTCGTCGCACAACTGCAAGACCAAGAGTCCCGACTCAAAACACACCGCCAACTCATAACCGTACTCACAGCCGTCTGCATAGCAAACTCCGTCGGCATAATCCTGTGGATGCTCGCATGAACCTCGACGAAATGCTCAAAGCACCGCCAAGGCGAACAAACGCCTGCAAATGGTCACAATGGTGGGTATCCATCAACGAGTCAGAACGTGCAGCCATCACCGCAGCGTTTCAGGATCTAACCACAGAGACCAGCCACATCTGCCGGGTACTCCGCGAATACGGATGCCCCATGTCCGACTCCACCATCCGCACCCATCGGCTCAACGAATGCAAGACCTGCGGCCGGTAACTCATGGATCTCGGCGAACTGCTCCAGACACCAACACCAAAGCCCATCAAGGCCGGACGTTCAGGTGACTGGACATTCTCACAATCGTTCGACCCACACGACCCACAATCATCAACAATCGAAGCAACAACAACAGAACAGGTAAAAGGCGATGAAGCAATCAAACAATTCATCCTGGCTCAAGGCGGAGTCATCCCCACCGGCTACCGCGCTGTACTGGTTGAAGCCCGTCACCAAACTCACGGGTGGACACGAAGCACAGCTGGTGCGGACGCTGTTACGCGCCCGACATGGTTCTACCGTTTCCGCATTGAGCAAGATGTTCAGTCCAAAAACATCGACGAGCTTATTGCTCTGGTTGGAAAAAAGAAACCGGCTAAACCCGCACCGACCAGCACCGATGTGGTACTTCATCTCCTTATCGGGGACACCCAAATCGGTAAGGACCTCGACGGCGATGGGACTGCTGGCATTATCCGACGATGGAACCAGTCCCTGGAGACTGCTGTTACCCGGTGGCGTGATGCTGGACGACCGCCGGTTCATATCGCACTGGTTGGTGACTGTATCGAAGGCAACCAATCACAGAACGGACGGAACATGTGGCGTTCACGACTTACCGTCACTGAACAAACCAGGATTCTGCGTCGAATGCTACTCGCTCACATCGAAGCATTTATCACCGCACCGCAAGTGTGGCTGTCAGTGGTCAACGGCAACCACGACCAACTCCAACGATTCCAAGAGACAAGAGCTGATGATGGTCACGCTACAGAAGCGGCCATCGCGGTTGCAGATGCTCTTGCAGTAAACCCTGAAAGGTACAAACATGTCAAGATACACGTCCCGGAAGTGGACTCGGATCATCTGGTCATTGACTTCAACGGTACCGTCATGGTCTTGGTACATGGCCATCAATGGGCGAGGGGTAAGTCGATGGATTGGTGGGCGGGTCAATCATTCAATCTCCACGCTGCGCAGGCTGGTCATATCCTCGTTCACGGCCATGAACATGAGTTCAGCATACGATCCAAAAGAGACCGACTTGTTCTCTGCACCCCAACCATGGAATCAGAATCAACATGGTGGAAACACAAAACAGGAGACGTTGCCAAACGCGGAGCAATCCTGATGATAACGCGGCCCGGCGGAGAGTTCACAGGACTCGAGGTCATCTAATGCCAGCCAAAGACAGAGCCGACCTACGCACCGCCGACTGGAAACGCACACGCGCATTCATCCTCGCCAGAGATGCTGAAACGTGCGCATATTGCGGTGGGGTGGCAGACACGGTAGATCACATCATCCCCCACTCCCTCGGTGGGGGTAACGAACCAGGCAACCTCATCGCCTGCTGCCGACCATGCAACTCTGCCAAAGCAGACCGCATCAACACACGCCTCAACTGGACGAACCCCAGGTGGGGGGTAGTCATCCCATAACATAAACAAACGGTGACGGGCGGCCACCGGTAAAACATCCCCACTCTTTTTTGAGTGGGGTTGCCCCAATCCGCCGCCTACCCTTCCTTTTTACGCCCGAACTTTTCAACATTTAGGAGCAAAGCCTTGAACTTCGAGAACGCCGTCCAGCAATTCATTGAGAACGAGACGTGGTTGACTGCAGCGCACGCACCATCGGTCGTTGCACTGCGTGCCGTGGCCATCGAACTCGACCGGGAAGTGACCGCGGCCTTGATTGCGCAGTTCGGTGTGCTTCACCGGTCGTTGCTGAAAGAACGGCCAAGCGTGCAAGCCGATTTAGATCCGTTGGCTGAACTGTTGCGTCGTGGTATTTAGCCCGGCACGTCACACACCGCCACTGACCCCAGACTTCGCGGCCGACATCGACCGTTACCTGCCAGCGTTTGAGTATGCCTGGACTGTTGCGAACGGGAAGCCGTTTCGCTTTGACCCGTGGCAACGTGAGCTGCTGCGCCGCGTTACCGAACTGTTACCGACCGGGGAACTGCGCTGGCGCTCCTGCCTTGTCTCGGTCCCACGTCAGAACGGAAAGACCGAACTCGTTACGGCTATCGGCATCTGGGCTTTGTTGCGTGAAGCGAACCAGTACAACATCGGCATCGCCAGCACTGTTGACCTTGCCCGGTTGGTTCACGATCGGGTGCTCCGCATTATCAACGCGAACCCGACACTGCAAGGGATGATGTCAAAGTTGACGGAGACCCGAGGGATTAGAACGAGCGACGGGAGCCGTTACGAAATCAAAGCGTCGAAGTCATCCGCGTTGCAGGGTATCCCCATCTCGGTCGGAATTATTGACGAGGTTCACTTGGTTGACGATGCGAGCTGGTCAGCGTTGCAGACCGGACTCGGTGCTCGACCCAACTCGATACTCGTCGGCATTACGACCGCTGGGGATGAAAACTCGGAACTGTTGACCCGACTGTACGGGATGGCTGACAAAGCAATCGACGGAGACCTTGACCGATTCGGTGCGTGGATATGGGAAGCATCCGAAGCCATTGTCCCCGATGACGATGACGAGTTTATGGCCTTGCTGGTCGAAGCCAGCCCAGCACTTCAAGACGGTCGCATTGACCCAAAACTTGTTCTGTCTGATGCGCGATCCGAACCCGACCTGGATGTTATCCGCTACCGGCTCAACCGATTCGTGAACACCGCCAAAGATGTCTTTATTCCGTTCTCGTTGTGGCTCAAGAACGAGCGTGGCATTGACGATGTGATGCCGACCGGTCAGGTTGTCTTTGGCATTGACCGTTCTCCTGGCTGGGAGTTCGCAACTGTGGCCGCAGCTGTAATGGTTGACGGTGTCATTCACACCGAACTCGTCGCATCCATTGTGAAGCCGACTCTGGAAAAGTTGATGCTTGTCGCACAACAACTCCACCAGCACTCTCCCCGGGCTATCATCATGGATGGTCTTATGCTCAAGGACTTACACACCGAGCTTGTCCGTCGTGGTATCAATTCAGAACTCATTCAGAACTCGCAGATAAACGGTGCTTGTTCCTCGTTTCATGCCCGGCTCAAGAACGAAACGCTCAAGCATGCGCCGGACCCGTTGCTCTCGGTTCAGATTCCGCGCACCGTTCGCAAGGTGCTAGACAACGGGTTCCGTATCTCGCGGCGTGACTCGAGCGTAGAGATAGACGCGGTGATGGCCACACTGTTGGCTTGTCATGGTGCGGAAACGCTGAAGGCTGTGGCCACTCGCACGATCATGGTCTGACCTGATAATCTAGTCCTCTATGGACAAGCAAACACTTGATGGTTACCCCATCCCACCCGTTGACCCGATGGACTTCTTGCAGTGCGATTCCTGCCAATAACATAAAACGTACATTTTAGACACGCCACGCAAGATTCTTGCGTCGTATGGTACGATTATTGCGTATGGCAAGCCTTCTGGACTTCCTGAACCCGTTTCGCGCAATCGAGACGGTGCGTTCAGTCGCGTCCGAATTCAGCACCGAACTGACAACGCGATCAAGTATCGTGCCACCGCCCCGGTCGGCATCGGCTGGTGTGAACACTCTCGAAGCTGTGAGCATTGCCGCCGTATACCGTGGCGTATCTATTCTGTCGAACGCAATCAAGCAGATCGGTGTGCACCTTTACCGTGACGATGTTCGGCTCGAGTCGACACCGCTGTGGGTAAAGCAACCAGATGACAAGATAACCCGCGCCGAGTTTATGGCGCGTACTGTCAACTCGATGGCTGTGGCCGGAAACGCTTACTGGCGTATCTCGCGCAATGGCCGCGGCGAGACTGTGAAACTTGAAGTGCTGAACCCATTCGACATTCTGATTGAGTCGACGGATAGCGGAGAACTCACCGGGTACACCTATCGGGGTACTACTGAATACCAACCTAATGAGATTCAGCACCTCA